AGATAAAAGCATGAACGATACACTCAAGTCGGTCGTGATAGTGGCTGTGTTTGTAGTCCTCACGCTCAACATCACTATGACCCTGAGCAAAAACGCCATTCAAAATGATTGGCCCAACTATCGCTGCAACCCACTCATCATGCCGATGGCAGGCCAGCTATCGCCTGACGGCATGTCTACGCAAGAAAATTTTTCGTTTTGTATTCAGGACGTCGTGCGTAGTTTTGCCCCTATGGTAACCGCCCCGCTGCAGCACGTGCAGGCCATGACGCTAAGTTTAGTCGGCAACTCCTCGAGCATCCAAGAATCCAACATGAAAGAACAGCAGGAAACGTCCAAGTCGGCAGGGAACACCTTTGGCGGCGTCTTCAACGTGCTTCTGGGCGTGGTGGTGGAATTCCGCATCATGCTTTCGCGCCTTCAAGACGCGCAGGCCAAATTGTCAGGTGTCATGACGACCATAATGTATATGATGACAGCGGTGATGTACACATTCCAGAGCATGTGGGACGGCATTCCTGGCGGTATGATTCGTTCGTTCGGTGGTCTGAAGAGGTGAAAAACCGCACTGAATACCATGGATAGGCTGCGTCAAATGTACCGCCAAAAGGGGTACTTTGCCGTACACGGCACGGACATCCTTATCAGTACGGTCCTCGTGGTCGGATGCTTGGTGTACGTGACGGGAGCATCCTACAAAGAGGCCCTTGCGTCGATTCGCACCGACTGGGCCAAGCAACGGTGTAACCCCATCTACATGCCCTTTGCAGGCGCCATCATGCCAGTTCCTGGGCAGACGGCATGGGAGACCACGTCCAAAAACTTTGATTACTGTACCCAAACGGACGTCTCGGCAGTGATCAAGACGGCGCTCATGCCGCTGGAATACGTAGCGTTTGTTATCATACGCACTGTCGATTTGCTTGTGCACGCCATAGTCGCAGCCATGGCGTTTTTGGCCTACCTCAAAGCCAAACTGGGGAGTCTGTTCAGCATGACATTTTTAAAGATTGCCGACGTACTGGTTCCTATTACCGTATTTTTGGTGCGCTTGCGTGACAGCATGGCGAAAATGAATGCAATCATGGTTACGACACTTTTTACGAGCATGGTCATTTATAAAATTACAGTGTCGGGCATGATCAACGTTATGATGATCATCATGAATTTGATGTTGGTCTTGATCGGCATCCTCATAGGCATGTTTCTCTTGGCCACTATTTTGTTGGTGAATCCGTTTACCACCATTGCAGGCATCATTCTCACCGTCGCAACGTTTGTCATCATTATTGCTGTACTGATTCCCGCTATTGTACTCTACTCCATGCTGCATACGTTTTTGATAAATACATTCGGGTCCTCGACTCGAGATCCACCGAGCGCGCCCTCCAAATAACCGAAAGTTCGAAACGCACTTTCAACAAGACACAACTTTTTTGATGGACTTTCAATGCTGGACGGTGATCAATCTCCCCATGGCTCGCCCTGGAGAATTAGCTTCGCGATATCCTTGGGACATAAACGGTTCTTGTCGCCAAGAGTATGAAAACGGCATCGGCGGGCAACTCTGTCCGTGCGGCGTCAATGTATCCGTAATTGATTGTCGAGACCGCGGGCCGCGATGCAGTCCGTGTTATTTGAAGCTTTCAAGAACGCACCCACAGAGGACGCACGTACCCTCTCTTCAGGAAGTGTTTTGCGAGGAGCATTCTGCAGTACGCGGCATTTTTCTTTCATGTGGAACGGTCGGGTGCGTGTACTGCCCATGCTCGCAGTGCGGGGTTCACCACCAAGTCATTTATAAGTTTGCTCGCGCTGCTCCGTATGTGCAGCGCGAGCGGCGTGAAATCATAAACACGTTTTACGCGCGCCGCGTGGTCCTTGTGTTGGTGCTGAAAGTTTTTGGGGTACCATCCCACGTTGTGCGTACGATTTGCAGTTTTGAATTGCCGCTGCACGTTGCGTGGGCTTTAGCGCCTACGGCGGGTTCGTCTGCGCCTGCGCCTCCGTCGGGTACCGCCTTGAGATAAGCCTGCTAAGATAGGTTCAAAGCCATTTTTTTCTCGACAAACGTTTTCAGAAGGTTCCCCATTGTCGCCATCCAGATACCCGCATTCTTTTAGAAACGATTCGTCCTTGCACGAGTCAGCCCACGTCTCTGGTTCTTTATTCGATGAATAATAGTGATACTCCTTGTTGTAAGGAGGAATCTTACCGTCAGGGCCTCGTTTGCGATGATAGCGAAAGTAATTAAAATAATTAAAATTAGATTTCGCTGAACAGTTGGACCTACCCATTTATAAAACGGAATAAAAAAAAATTACTCGCGGTAGTGAATATGCAACTCGCGCAACTGATGACGGGCCGCAACGTGCTGATTGGTGTTTTGTTTGTCGTAGTTGCTGCGCTCACGTTTTACGGCACGAGCGGTCTTAAGGAGTCCTTCTGGACCATTTCCAGCCCAGCCCCCTACATGGCCGACCCAACAGGGGCAGGCAAAAGCGAATTAGCGGGTATGCTCCTCAATGATAACGCTGCAAACCTTGCGCAGTGCTCCAAGGGGTCCAGCTACTCGTCCAGTGGCGGGTGCATTGTATTAACGGAAGATCAGAAGCGCATGATCAACACGCGGGGCGGCAACCGCACGTGCGAATCGTGCGACAACTCGTTTTAAGAACGGCGGGAACGACGACGGCGGCGTGAACCTCCTGATTTTTTCTGGTTCCGCACGTAGTGCTGCAGGGCTAAGAACCCAAAGGGGAGAAGGGCTTGGGCTGCGGAATTCGCTAAGTTGCCTCCTCGGCGAACACGGCGGGAACGGCGGTACGGCATGTTCTTTACGTAATATTTTTTTTCCTCATAAGCAGAAGAAAAATGGACAGGAGGAGGATAAAGTTAAGGAATATGAACGCGACTCCATAGAGCAAATACGGCTTGAGGGATTCCATGAGAAGTTCCATGACGGGGTGCAAGACGTCCTTGACTTCGCGCTTAAAGTCGTCGCGCTTCAGCCACTCTAAGCATTTAGAAAGCATTGTATTACCCCGAAAAGAATTTCGCGTTGTAAAAAACTCATTAAAGACTCCGTGCACGGTATATACCCAATGGCGATTCACCAAGTAGGGAAGGACTTCGACTTCAGTAAAGTCCATTTGGCCAACCCCGTACCCCTTCAGAACGGGACCTTCTTTACTAAGCTTAACTACACCGCGGCGGACGATTCGTTGTTCATTTACACGCCGCGATGCTCCACCAAGACAGGGGTGATCACTTCGGGCGCCAAAACGTACATGGATTTAGTATTTACCGCCGCCAATACGAATTTTCTGGAGTGGGTGCACGCCCTCGAGGAACGGCTTCAAACACTGCTGTTTGACAAACGCGACGCGTGGTTCTCTGAAGAGATTGAGCTGGACGACATCCAGTCGGTCTTCATCCCGATGCTGAAGGTGTACAAGGGCGCGCAGCAGTACGTCATGCGCGTCTACCTCCAGCAAGGGAAACGGTTTTCCGAAAAACTGCCGCAGGTCTACGACGAGCACGAAACGCCTCGCTCGCTGGCGGACATTCGTCCTGGGGCCGACGTTATTGCAATTCTCGACATTCAAGGGATACGATTTAGCCAAAAGAGCTTTGCCGTTACCGCCACCGTGAAGCAATTGATGATTGTCGACCACGCCCCTGCGTTCTCGCAATGCTTGATCAAGCCAACGGCCATCAAGGATGTTGTGCAGGTCGACACACAAATGCTGGACGACGAACCTCTTACCCTGAAACGCCCTGAAGAAGTTTACGGAGGCATCTACCGCACAGCCATGGAAAAGGGGCGGCGCGCACAACAAGAATCAGCAGAATCTTTCAAAATGGCGCTTCAAATAAAAAAAGAGCATGGGTTGGAAATCGACGATGATTAGCCCGATTTTTTTTGTTCGATAGTAGTATTAATGTCGAATTTCAAGCTGTCGACGGAAACGATAGTGGCCATTCTAGCATTTGGGGCTCTGATCTTCTTAATCTACAACTACAGTTCTAAGAAGTTTACAAGCGGCTTCGGGCACCGCATGTCCCCGACGGGGCTCTCGGGCGAGTATGCCGCCTCCCAGTTTGGGTCCCTGGGCGACGCCGCGCCTGTGCCTGCGGGATCAGGGCGCCGCAAAGCGGAGGACGACCCGAGCATGCTTTTGCCTCGCGAAACCAACGCGCAATTCAACTCGGAGCAGGGATCAGGGCCGTTCAAAGGCATTAATTTAATGAAAGCGGGATCTATCATCGGCATCAATACGGTTGGCTCCACGCTTAAGAATGCCAATCTCCAGGAACGCTCGGAGCCCCCCAATCCGCAAATGCACGTGAGCCCCTGGAACAACTCTACCATTGAGCCCGATCTCATGCGCACGCCTCTAGAAGTGGGGTGCGGCAAGCAGTAAAAAAACTCAAAGATCGCGGGCCTCTAAAATGAGTTGTTCGTCGGGCTTCAGGCGCTGAAACACCACGGCCTCGTTGAATTTCACATCCCAGAAATGCGGCGGCGCTCCGCTTCGCCGCATTACTTGTTTGATGCGAAGGTGGGCTCCATCGGCTTCCATATGAACACCGACAAGGATGCCGCCTGAAGCAAGGTGCTCGGTGTTTAGATTAAACCATCGTACAACGTGGCCGTCTAACAGGTCCGAAATTTCATCAGCGACGTAGTAGGTTTCCAGGGAGTCCATGAACGGGTCCAGGCCGAGTTCGCGCAACACCGCGCGCCGCCGTACGGCAATTCCTTTGAACGACGCCAAGGTAAGAATACGATGCTCCATTTACTTTTTATTGAAAAAAGTTATTAAAGTCAAAAAGCAGTGGTGTGTAGATTATGATGTACAAACCACTGATGTGTGCGGGCTACGTAATTTCATTTGGACTGGGCGTAGCCACGTATGTCGACCCCGACGTCACTATCTATGCACTTACGGATTTGTGGGTTATGTATTTCATTGATTCCGTCCAGTGCGTCCGCGGATATACTTGCATGAGGTCGATTCCCGTAAACGACGTACTTCGCCATCACGTACCGTTTCTTTGTCTCGCGTTTCCGCTCGTAAGTGCGTATTGGGGGTACGGAATGTACGCGCCCGAGTTTGCCGCCATGCATTTGATGGTGGCTCCCGTGGCTTGCACGTCCATTAACGAAAGCATTTGGGTAGGGTCCAATTATTTCAGCGAGGCTTTCCTTGCCACCAAGTGGTACAGCGTTTTGCATACGTCGGTAACCGTGGCGGCCCTTGCCCATGTGATTGGAGTGGGCGGGTATAGCATTTTGATATTCATTCAAGCCAATCCCCCTCTAATGTTTTGGCCACTGTTGATCGGGGCGCTCATTTGTTTGACATGCGTGCAAATACCGTTGCTGCTGCGAGCCTCTCGACGACTCGTGCGACTTGTAAAAAATTGAATATGAACACTTCGCTACGTATGGCTTCAAAAAAAAATGCTGGCTTCACAAAATCCCCATCCGCGTGATGCCAACATTCAGTTCGAAGAAGCGACGCACAAGTACACGATCGCCGATGGAGGCAAATACACGTCGGTCACGACGTTTATCAAACCGTTGTTTGAAGAGTTTGATACGGATCGTGTCATTGAAATGATGATGAAAAGTCGCAAGTGGCCACAGAGTAAATATTTTGGAATGGACGCTGACGCCATCAAAGCGCAATGGGCAGCGAAAGGTGCTGAAGCGGCCGCGGCAGGCACGCTCCTCCACGCCGACATTGAGCGTTTTTATAACGGGTTGTCCGTGACGAACCCTAGTGTAGAGTACGGATATTTCCAAGCGTTTGCCGCATCCTGCTCGTTGCGGCCGTATCGCGCAGAGTGGACAGTGTACGACGAAGACGTGCGTTTGGCAGGTAGTATCGATATGGTATTTGCACGCCCCGACGGGGTGCTGGAAATATATGATTGGAAGCGGACCAAGGCTATTGAAAAAGCCAATGCCTGGGGAACCTACGGCAAGCACGAGGCGATTGCACACTTACCCGACACCAACTACTGGCATTACGCATTGCAACTTAATTTGTACAAGTTTATTTTAGAGCACAAATACGAAAAGGTAGTAAATGGGCTCTATTTGGTGCGACTGCACCCAGATTCAGCGAAACACGAGTGTGTGCCTGTATGTGATTTGCAAGCGGAAGTGAGACAGTTGCTGGGGGTTAATTAAAAAAATAAAACATTTAAATATAAAACACCCTTTATGAAGTAACACTTCATCATGTCGTTTGAAACTGTGATAAACTTGTATACGCGAGCGGCTAAACCACTCACGGCTCAAGCACTGCATCGCGTTACCTTGTAACGCGCCCGCCGATGCAGCGCGCCCCGTGCTGGTCCAAAACAGATCAAATCAGTCTCATCGACACCGTGTTGCGAGGGTGGCAATGCACGCCGATTTACGTGATTCAACAGCACGATGCGGTAGACCAGTGTGAGATCGGAGAAGACCACGTATTCGACGGAGCCCACAAGTTGGAAGCGGTATTCGATTTTATGAATAACAAATTCGCCTACAAGTGCCCTGAGGGAAAACCAAATTACAAATACAGCGGCATGACCTTTCAAGAATTGCCCAAAAGCGTGCAAGAAAAAATCAAAACGTACTCCTTTTCGATCAATGTAATTGACCCAGAAACTGCAGGCAGTCCCGATGACCTGCACTTGCTGTGGGAGAGGGTCAACAAATCGGGCAAAAAAGTGAACGCGTATGAACTTGCGCTCCCGTTGACGTCAGAGCTTGTAAAGCACGTGATTAAGCCTTGCATGGATCAATTCGCCCAAAACAAAACTTTTTTCCCGTCGGAGAGCAGTCGCGGAAGTCTTGAGATGCGCTTAATGATCATTTTGGCGCTGAATGATTTGGACGGAACAACCAATATCAAGTCCATCAATGAATTCATTCGCCAGTGGATTGACGATAAAATCGGAGCGCAAATGATCCAGCGCCAAGAACACATTGATGCGCGCGGGGAACAAATGCGAGGCACGTTGCAGCGCGCGTACAAAATATTTTCGGATTTGGAGCAGGCCAACGTTTTTTGCAACGACGAGGGAACGTCGCTTTTGGAACGGTCCCAACAAAATGTGGAAATACCGTTTGTTCTTGGGGTTCTTTCCAAGCGCTATCCCAAAATCGAAGATTTTCGTCGCCAAAAACAGCCAATCATACAATGCTTGATCGAGCACATTTTTTCCGTCCAAGACTTGCACTCCTCGGTCCTGGATTGCGGCACTCGCAGCGGCGTATTTCAGTCGCGTTTACTGAAATACATTGAAAACAGGCTGCCGTGTGCCACAGTTGAAAAACGACTTTTCAGTAAAAAACAAATCGAGTTCAAACTGCAGTGCCAAAAAAATATTTGCCCGCTGTGCAGCAAGAAAATACTCGCACACCATCTGTTCGATGGCGATCATGTGGTGGAGTGGAGCCGAGGAGGATTAACCGATTTGGATAATTTGGACGTGGTGCATCGCAGCTGTCACCAAAAAAAGGGGTGAATGGAATTTAATCTGGGCTCTTTGTATGGCGTTAGCCGCTAGCACGAGAGCGCTTTCGCATCTAGCGCCCAATCGGAAATTCGTGGAAGGGATTCATAACACATTGTCGAAACTATCGACGTACGCTGAGAATCCATCTGTTCATGGCTATGTAAAAAGGGCAAACGAATTTGTCACGCCATTTATCTCGCCCACCGAATACGCTATCAAGGAAGGCTTGGGGCAACAAGCGCATAATACCTATAAAATGGTGAAGAACGTGGGTGATATCAGTCCAGTAAAAGAATTGATGAGAACCTACGGGAAAGGACTAGAAGATGCTTACTCGTTGACGGGTAATGTAGGCAAGTTGGGTGCTGAAATTTACGGAACAGGGTTGGCGGTGAATAAATTAACGCGCTCCCATACAACTCCTGATGGTTGGAGGCATGCAACCTCTGTCCACAATTTCAATGCCCGCAATGCAACGGGCCTTGATGAGTTAGGTGGCTCCTCGCGTAAACGCCGTCGAACGCGCAAACATCGACACCCCCGCAGGAATCGAACGCGGAACCATCGGACCCGAAGAAGATATTAAATATATTGGCAAGTAGTATAACTATCCATGGACAAGCTTATCGCGCACGATGACGACATTGACGAAAATTTGGTGTTCAACCCTTACAATCCCGTGAACAAGGAGATTAGTTTGAGCGACGTTCAAACTATTCTCACGCGCTACGGTGTTCCTGGAACAGTAACCAATTTGGCACTCTACCAACGAGCATTTGTGCATCGGTCGTACTGCACTCGACCGTTTTTAGCGTCACACCCGTCCATCAAAGTATCGGCATGCCCCGCCAACTGCTTGGATTTAAATTCGAAATCGAACGAACGGTTGGAGTTCTTGGGCGACGGTGTCCTTGAGTGCATTACGAAATACTATTTGTACCGTCGTTTTCCTAAGGAAAACGAAGGGTTCATGACAGAAAAAAAGATTGCGCTTGTCAAGAACGAGGCCATCGGCAAGCTCGCGCTGGACATTGGCCTCGCGCCTTGGTACGTGGTGTCACGCCATGCTGAAGAAAAGAAGGTACGCGGCAACTTGAAAAAATTGGGCTGCTTGTTCGAAGCGTTTTTGGGGGCGCTCTTCTTGGACTTTAACAAAGTGGAAATTCACGACGAAGGGCGGTGGTTTGACTCGTTTTTAACGGGCCCTGGGTTTCAAGCGGCTCAAATGTTTGTCGAGCGGGTATTCGAAACACACGTCGACTGGACTGCCGTGATCAACAACGACGACAACTACAAGAACATTTTACAAGTCAAAATTCAAAAGGAGTTCAAAACGACCCCTGAATACGTGCAAATTGAACATACCGATCGCGGGTACCACATGGGCGTATACTTGTGCCTGGGGCAACCGATCTGGAAGGCGAACATAAAACACGCATTGACATTTGAACAATTTGGGTCGCTGGATGCCGTGCACAAGTATACAAAAACACATCCCGTGACTCTGATTTTTTTAGGCAACGGATTACACAAAATCAAGAAGAAGAGTGAGCAACTGGCGTGCGAAAACGCCCTCTGCAGTCGTGGCGTTTGAATGAATCGAGCAAATATATTGGAAGCTTGCATGGGCCGAATCCTACAAACGGACAAACGGTATAAAATGCTCTCTAAAATGCCTAGGGTGCAGGACGGGAGAGTGGTCTTTCGAAAGAAACCAGGAAAAGCCAAATACATCATCGCAATCATGGAAGCCGACGATCATATACATTCCGTTTTGTACCGCATGACCGTAGTAGTAAACGACGGAATTCCCGTTACAATCATGAGTTTTTGGGATTATCAACGCGCGTAAAAAAATAGGGGGGTTTACAATCCTGAAATAAAGGATTCGATGGCAGCAACATGCCCGTCAATGCAATCGGTTTCCGCGTCGAGGATTAGTGCATTGGTGGTTGATATCCATGCTTCGTGGTGCGCGTGGCATTCTTGCAAGTACTCCAGGGATAGGACTTCCCCTGGACGGCCGCGGGTCTCGCATCGAGCTTTGGCGGTTTCAGGGGAACACTGCAAATAAATAACTCCTTGGGAAGGCATGCGGTTGAAGCACTCAAAGAGCTGCATGTAAATGGAATATTCTTCTAGTGCCATAGTACCCGAAGAATAGAGCATGCTCGCGAAAATACTGTCGGCGGCAAGACCGCGCTCTGCAATAATAATGGAGTCTGGATTCGCCTGCACGGCGGCTTCCAACAATTTATATCGTGAGACAAACGCCATCACTTGAAATGCAAAACTATACTTTTGCTGGTTGCCATAAAACAGCTCTATCATGTTGGCGCCCGTGTCGCTACGTATCTCTTCCCAAAGATGCACGGGTTCGGGTACATAGACTACCAACCGTCCTCCAAGCATTCCTCCCCGCGACTTTAAATGAGCGAGCAATGTAGATTTTCCCGCCCCAATATTACCCTCAATTGAAATAAACATCGTCTTTTTTTTTTAATCTGGCAAGCTGATCGAGTTCGTCTCGTCAATTTTTATCGTCGCGGGTATTAAGTATGAACTTGCAAACCTTGGACGACATGTATTCCAAGGCCCTTGGAATCTTTAATCCGTACAAGGCCTTGAAATATCGCATCACGAATGACCTGCCACGATTCGATGCGCAAGCGTACCGCATGAATCCCCAATATCAATTCGTGTACGATAAACTCTTCATCGCCGAATCGCAGGGCATGGCGTGCGGCACACTCGATTCGCTAAAAGGCAAGACGGATCTGAAATACCCGATTTTTATAAAACCACGGTACGGGCACAAGTCGGCGTCAAGCAAAAACTGCTACAAAATTAAATCCTATGGGGAACTTGAAAAGCAGTTTCACAAGCCTGAAATGATGTGGTCCGAATTTGTCGACGCGACCGAGGGGATGACGGATTTTATCCTTGTGAACGGCGCCATCGTATATCAGTTGACGTACAAATACTCGGAGAAGCAACACGGGTTTGCTGACGTGTGGAAGTTCATCTCACCCGACCTTACGCCTCCCCGACAAATTGTAGATTGGGTTACTCGTCATATGACAGGATACACGGGGCCTGTGAACGTGCAGTATCGGGACACCAAAATCATCGAAGTGGGGCTACGATTTGCGCGAAGTGGAATGTACATTGAAAGCGCGGGTAACAAAGTTCTTATTGATACCATCAACGATATGTGGAAAACAAAAACGTGGAATCATACCAGGGACGACAAGCTCGGATTTAAACCCTTTTACAGTTTCAAATCTTGGTCGCCGATCCCCATTTTTTATTTACTGCCGCAGCACGTCATCGATTGGGTGGTGCGATCGCACAAATGCATGACGTTTTATGAATACTACTTTGAGCCCACGGGCAAATCCAGTCTTATATTCTTTCAGTTGTTGCACCACGATTTCGAGACGGGTATGCGGACGAAAAAACTTCTTGAGACGTTTCTTGTCTCCATGAATGTAATCATTGCGCTTCTACTGATTGCAGGCGTTGCGCTGGCATTGACAACGCGCAAAGCATGGCTTCTCGTTCTCGCTATCATTCTGTTTCTTACCACGATGGACAACTCCTTAGACGTTATAGTGCACCAAGTACGAAACCAAAAACAGTTCTTGGGAATATAAACCGTTGTCGCGGTTATTTTATCAAATGCCAAAATTTGACGAGTACCTGCAAGGGTCGGCGGAACACCCTCACATCGACGCGCTTGAATTTCCTGCCCTTGCTGATTTTCAGAATCTAATTTTGTACGGTCCTGCGGGGGCAGGAAAATACACCCAAATGCTACGGATCGTCCGTCGTTACAGCGCGCACAACCTCAAGTACGAGAAACGCATTCCTATCGCCATCAACGATAATACGTATGTAGTACGGATTAGTGACGTGCATTACGAAGTGGACATGGCGACGTTGGGGTGTACCCCCAAGGTCTTGTGGCACGAAATTTACCTGCAGATTTCGGAAATCATTCAATGCAAATTCCCAGACCATCAAGGTATTGTGGTATGTAAAAACTTTCACGCCATTGATGCAGAACTGCTAGAAATTTTTTACAGTTACATGCAGGACAGCATGCGCTACATTTTGCTTACTGAAGCCGTCTCGTTTATTCCATTGAACGTTACGGCGCGGTGTCGAGTAATTCCTGTTGCAAAAGTCGCGTCACGCCCGTATGTTGATTCAGTGGAATTTTTGTGCGAAAAGGTTGTCAGCGCTATTCGCGAAAACAAATCGATTTGTGCAATTCGCGAAGATCTGTACACGATACTGGTGTACGATGTAGACCCTGAAGCGTGTATGTGGTATTTTATCAAAAAGGCGGTTTGCAATATGTCCAAGGCAGACCGCCGTCAAATGTTGCAAAAAATGACGACGAGCATGCGGTATTATACGACGAATTATCGCCCCATTTACCATTTAGAATCCGTTGTGTTCCGACTTGCTAAATGGTTATGAAATGCCGTATTCTTGATTGAAATTATCTATCTGTTCCCTTTCTGCGTGTGGATCTAAAAATACGGTTTGTTGAATAGGCGCAGGAGGAGGAGGAGGAGGAGGAGGAGGAGGAGGAGGAGGAGGAGGAGGCGCTCGAGCAGCTAGGAGGGAAGCCTGTTGTTTTCTGTTAGTTGCTTCAAGATTGGCGCGACGTTTATCAGCAAGCTTCTGCTCTTCGGCCCTTACAAGATTTTTCCGTTTATTTTCTTCTTCCCATTCCTTTCGAGCATCTTGCCAAGTATCTTCTTCTTCGTCCGTACTCTCAATTGGCGCTTTCCTCCACACTCGAGGTGGGACGGTACCTGTGGTAGGTACTTCGTTGTTTAAATCAGTCGGCCGAGGCGATGGCGTTTTCCGTCTTGGAGACGGGGTGTGCCGCGGTAGGGCCACTGGTGACCGTGTCAGAACTCGAGGCGATGGGGATCGCCGTCTCGGAGACGGACTGTTTCGCGAAGGTTTTGGCGACGGTGACCGCCGTCTCGGAGACGGACTGTTTCGCAGGGGGCTAGGTGGCGATAAAGAAGGAGTTAGTGGTGAGGTAAAGGGGAGACCAGGGGGAGGGGGAGAACCAGGGGGAGAACCAGGGGGAGAACCAGGGGGAGAACCAGGGGGAGAAC